ACGATGAGGACATGCTGTACGAACAAATTCTTTGTGCAATCTTACAGTATCTCTATTAGGTTGCATTCCCCAAAACTTCATATCTTCTGCTACTTGCTTAAATGTCATTTGCTCATTCGCTAAAAAGTCTGCATAGCTAGCGCCCATCGATTGACAAACCTCATAACCAACATAGTTCAAATTTCCATCTGAATTTGCTGTATGCCAAGCTGCGTTGAATGTATCTTCTACACGTGCAATTGTATTTCGATCAATATAATAATGAGCAAAACCATTCGCTAATTGCGTAGGAGACATTACAGCTAAAGCATTAACATATTGCGCAGCAGTCGCATAAATACTTCCTGCATCGTTATGAATGACAACGCCTTTTGGTGTTGCGTTGGGGCGTCTACCAGCAATTCCTCCACAAACAGATTGATTAATTACCTGTACCATCTTTCGGTTCACCTCCTTTATCATTTTCATCTTTTAATTTGCTTAGATGATTTTTAACCCAAGAAGGTAACGGAACACCTAGCTGCCCTAAGTTTTCTGTAATCGAAAGACCATAAACAGCAATGTAAAATAAAACAAAACCATCAGCAATAGATGAGAATCCCATTATTTTTAAATATGGATAGGTCACTATAACTAAACATACAACAAGTAAATGTTTAATTAATCCAGGTAATCCCTTTGTACTATTTCCTTCTTCCCTGTAGATTCCCTTACAAATACCTGTTGCAATATCTCCTAACACAATCCAAACAAACACTTGGATAAAGCCGTTTGAAATTAAATTTTTAAATTCTGCTATTAACGCTTGATTATCAATAATCACCATGTCTTCCACCTTCCAATAATAAAAACCGCTTAGCCTTTGCTAAACGGTTTTCCTGTCATTTTTGTAAATTCATCTTCTGTTATACAAAGTGGTACAAATTCTGCAACTTGTTCATCTGTAAAACAGCCCCAGTCATACATCATTTTAATGTCATCAAATGTAAACATTTTATTCCACTCCTTCTGCTAATTTTTCGTTAATTTCTTTTACCTGATTGGTTAATTGATTAATAGCAAGCATTGATTTTGCACTAATTTGCGCAAAATTATCTGCTTTTTTCGTTACTTCTGAAAGCTCTTTTTTTAAATTCACATCATTAACCATGAGTTTTGAATTCAATTGTTTTAATTCCGCATTTTCTGCTTGTAATACTTCAATGTCGGTTGGTGGTGCTGGCTCTGGTTCTGGCACATTGTCAGGATCGTATATTAAGCTTGTTCCGTCCCAGCGATAATTAAAAAAATCTGTTGGTTCTTTTTCTACTTCAAGTTCAATTTTATTCGGTTGTTCCATTGTGGAATATCCGTCTAAATAACCTTGAATATCATCAATCCAAATTTTCATGTTCTCTTTCCTCCTAGTATTCATAAATCGCACTTAACGCAAACATTTTACTGCCTGAACCAGCCGTATCACTAGAAGAGGCATTCATATCATTACCTGTAATTTTAGTATCCTTAATATATAAATATTTCCGTACTAAATTAGTATAGTATCCATGTAATAGGAAAATAACGCCTCCAGAACCTGGGTTCTGTGCATGCTGTTTAGGAATAACGAAAAAGTGATAACATGCGCCGTTCAAAGTTCCTTCTTTGGTATATTCTTGCCATTGCAAAATCCAACCATTCTCACACTTTGATAGAGACTTAGAAGGTACTTGACCACTTCCTGCAGCCGCACCATACCAAGCGCCCGTCCACAACGGCTCTTTTTTGGTGATTTTTTGATATGCTTTGTCCGCATCTATTTTCTTTAGATACGATTCAAGCCCATCAACTGCATTAACGTGTGTTTTCAGATATTTAAACTTTCCTTTTTCTTTTAATTGAACAATATCTGTTGTCATTACACTTCCCCTACCTTTTCAAACGTAATTGCTGGCAATCCATCTAGTTTTGTTTTATCTTCTTTAGACATCAAGCCATTTTTTATTGAGGTTGCAACGTCTGTCGTTGTTGCGTTTTGCCCTGCTGGACCTTGCGGACCAACGTCTCCTTTATCTCCTTTTGGACCTTGTGGACCTGGGTCTCCCTTTTCACCTTTTAATACTTCTGGTTTCCCTTCCACAGCATTCCAATGTGTTTGAGGAAATACCGGTATTCCTCCTTGTTTTAATTTAACAATATCTGTCATTGTACTTCGCCTACTTTCTCAAACGTAATATCAGGTATTCTGTCAATGGCTTCTTGAACTTTTTGGTCAACATATTGTTGATTCACTCCGCCGCCATCGCCACCACCAGTTGCTGAAATAACCCCATCTTCTGAAATAGAGATATTCGCTCCAGCGGTATAACCTTTCAACTCTTCCAGTTTTGCTTTTAGTTCAGTGGTAAAATTTTGATCTGTTTGCTTTACCGCAGACAACGTTCCGTCTTCTGCAATTTCTAACAGTTGGCCAACCTTTATTCCGCCCAGTTCGTCTGTGGTAGCGATTGGAAGAATATAAACGCCTCCCTCGCCATTTGACAATCGTTGAAACATTTCAGCAGTGATAATACCGTCTGTTTCTTCTGTCGCATAAGGAAGTTCTGTCAGTGCATTTTCTAAGCCTAGATCTGCTTTAGTGATAATTACTGCCCCAGTATATCCATTAACAGATAATACTTTTGATTGACCCGCAATAATTTTTTCTAATCCTCGAACAGCGGATGCATGTGTAATAGGATAAAACTGACGTTCCACGCCATTTTCTTCGGTTTCCATCATTCGTTTTACTTTAACCACTTATTTCACCCACTTTTTCAAACACATAAGCGTTCTGTTTTGTATCATCAACTGTTGCGATAACCAATGCCCCATCAATCGCAGGATAATCAACTGTTCCAACAATTTCTGTTTCATGATTCAGCGAGAAAGCATCATCTTGTAAAATAATCAAGTCACTTATTTCGCCATATTCTAACGCATACAAACGTTTTTCTAATTTCTGATACAAATATTCCATATCTGCCAATAAACGTTCAGAAATCGAATTGTGGCGCACTCCTTGAATGTCTACACGTGCATACATTAGCTCGGCTAACATCGTACCGCCAGGATAAATCGTTTTTAAAATATCTTTGATTGATTCGAACCATGAAGTGAAATCTGTTTTTTGCGCATCTCGCCACGCTTCGAACTCATCTTTTCTGGCATTCATCCAATCAGTAAAATCGCCCTTATTTTCGTTGATAAAAGCGGTCATGTCCGCGATTAAATCTTCAATGGACTGCCAATAAGAACCCATTTCACCTTCTGTTTTAGAAGCAGCGTTTATTACGAAATAAGAAAAATTCTGCGTTGTGCCGATTAAATCGTCGCCTTTGTAAATACTAAAATAAGCTTCTTGTCTGTGTAACGACTGCATAGAATATTCGTCGAAGGTATAGTGAATAATCCCTTTTTTAGCATCTATGATTTTTGTTGGTCGTTGAATCGGAAATTTATTATCAATATGCGATTCAAAAAAAACTTTACCGTCTGTTAAATCTGACAGCAAAGAATTTTCTGTAATAGTTACTTCTAAGACTTCTGTGTTCTTATTCCCTTGACGCACATTAATAATACCGACATAGTTGTATGGTTCGGTTGTACTTAGCGTTGCTTGCCATTTAACCATTGAAAAATCCTCCTTTCGTTATTTTGGTGGAATAACAATCGATTGAATAGAATTAGCAAAATATAATCGGTCATATTTTGCGACAATTTGCCCTTGCTCGGCGTTCTGTTCTATGGTTTGGATACGTCCGTTATTTAATCCGTAAATCACGCCCGTGTGACCATATGTTGGGTCTACTGTCCAACCTGTTCCCCATTGGCCACCTCGTCTAATATTGACGATTGCTCCTACTACTAAATCTTGATACGTTGGATTTTGGATTACTCGCCAACCTACCGCATTCCAATCATATGCTTCACCAATATCTGCAGCAGATGATGTATCACCAATTACATGTGAAAATCCATAAATTGTTCCTGCACCTAAACCGCAGCCGCCCATAAAACAAGAATATTCGGCTGGAACGGCATAACATTGCCCATTACCAAGCCATTTGCCCATTAAGGTCTCCAAATGTTCTATGCGAGCTTTTCCTGTTGCAGTAGAAGCTTTCAAATCTTTGAATTTGTAATACCATACTTGTGCATAGGTTTGTCTTTCTGGATGTGCTGCAGCTGGACGTTCAAAGTTTAATTCAAACGCATAAGCAGCTGTTTTAGGCGAGCTGACAACTTTAAATTCATCAACTGTTAATGGACTTACTTGTCCTAACCATTGCCCATTGAACATACACCAATTAATTAATTGAGCTTGGGCTAATGACGTCCTATAGTCTTGTTTGATACCTGCAGCTGCGATTAAGCGTTGTACATATTCTCGGCCATTCCAAGTTGGTGCGCCTACCAATGGATATGCTGAACCGTCCCATTGAACCCATCCGTAAGCTGGACCACCTATTTGTTCGGTATCTGGGTTCATACTTGGACCAACTTCTCCTTGTACATTTCCGAGGATACCTGCAGCAGCTGCTTTGCTGTATCCGTTAGCTAATAGGTAACTCCATAAGTCCCAAGCAAATTTATCTGCATCGCTTGTAACTTCTGATGGATAACCACCTGTACCAGCTCCAGAACCACCACCACCATTTTGACCAGGGATAACTTCTTTACCGCCCACAATCAATCGATCAACTGTCAGAATTGCTTTACTTCCATTCGGACCAAAAAAGTTAAAATTATTT